TCAAAAGTAAACTTAATATTACTGTACGGCATTTGTTCTGTATGGATAGATGATATAAATCCTACATACGTGTCATATCTCACTTCGGTGTATACAATCATGTATTCTTTTCCTTTTCAAATAACCTAATAACCATTTCTTTAAATAAAATTTCGTGTCCTAGTTTCATATAGGCATTAAATAAATGATTGTTATCTAAATCTTTTACCATTATTTTTTTGTGGTCTTTTGTTATCCAAAGCGTTTCTCTCAGTTCTTTTACGGATGACTTTGACCAATCACCTTCACCTACGTCATAGCCCATATCTTCTGCATAGCTCATGTGTTCTTCTCCTTTAACTTAGCTTCAACGGCACGACCATAATCAACCAGTCCTAATATATGATTTAAATCGCATTGCTGACTAAGATTAAAAAGCTCATCATCACTTAATCCTTGCCATGATGATGCAGGGTGGGTGTAGAGTGGTTCTGCACTTTGCTTAAAACATTCCCAAGGCTCGCCTGTCATATAATGCCAGTCAGTATCTTCGGGTGACTCATCAAGCAATACACGCCACGCTACAGGTTCTTGTGCTGGCTGTTCTAAACCATCCACATGAGTATCGCGCAAGTATTCATCATTAAGTTGTGCAACGCTTGGCTGTTCTAATGCTTCTTTACAGGCATTGATTGCTTCTTTCCTATGTTTTTCATTCCATGTTTTTATACCAACGTCAATGGTTAATGTTCCCATAAATTCAATCGCCATCTTTAATGCTTCTTGTGTTTGTATGTTCATGCTTGCTCCTTACTTACTGCGTGAGCCTTACACGCACCCAACAACCACTCACGATTAGCTTTCCAAAACTCACTTGCACGACTTTCCATATCAGAAATGGCTTCATCATCGAACGCTTCCCACTCGGCATGAGTGTGACGTTGGCATCCAATTGTCATATAACCCTCAGTGATTAAAGTATCCCAAGTTAAATTTAAGATTGAGATTGGAGCTTTAGTTAGAATTTCACCGCGCAAGTTAGCACCGCGCAAGTTAGCACCGCGCAAGTTAGCATCGTAAAAGTTAGCATCGCTCAAGTCAGCACCGCGCAAGTCAGCACCGCGCAAGTTAGCATCGCGCAAGTCAGCATCGCGCAAGTTAGCATCGCTCAAGTAAGCACCGCGCAAGTTAGCATCGCGCAAGTCAGCATCGCGCAAGTTAGCATCGCTCAAGTTAGCTCCGCGCAAGTTAGCATCGCGCAAGTAAGCACCGCTCAAGTCAGCACCGCGCAAGTTAGCATCGCGCAAGTCAGCACCGCTCAAGTAAGCACCGCTCAAGTAAGCACCGCGCAAGTAAGCACCGCGCAAGTTAGCTCTGCTCAAGTCAGCACCGCTCAAGCAAGCGCCGCGCAAGTTAGCTCTGCTCAAGTCAGCACCGCTCAAGCAAGCGCCGCTCAAGTCAGAACCGCGCAAGTTAAAATTTTTACTTACCGCCTCAACCAAACATTCTTTAATGCTTTTAGCTTCACATTCAAATAAAATACTATCGTCATATCTACTTTTGATTTGTTGTAACATTATTTTTGCTCCTTACTTATGCAATCTTTATCACCACATTTAACACGTCTTTCGCCATAGGCTGACCATTTGTGTTGTGCTGGCTGTTCTAATGCTTCCATAAGTCCTTCATTATACCCAAGTTGCTCAAATACAATTCTTAATGCTTCTTCTCTAGTCATCACAACTCCTTTCAAATTCTCTACCCGCTTCAAATCCTGTTTGGTATGCTAGTTCTTCACTATAAGATAATTTACCATTTGATTGATAGCTTGACGGTGCAGGGTGGGTGTTCTTTCCCCATTGGCATAGCGTTTTTGCATAATCAATAATCTGCACCATTTCATTTCGTTGATGGCTGGTAAATATTTCATCTTCACCGATGGTTGATTGTGCTAAATATGCACCTTTTTTGACGATGATTGAGTATAGATTATTCCAACCGCATGGATATGGACACGCCACAGGTTCTTGTGCTGGTTGTTTGTCATCAGATTTGGCAAATTTACATTTTGATAATATTTTTTCTGACTCTTTAAGATTGTTTTCCCATATTTGCCTAGCCGCATTACAGTCACTAATCATTACAGGCTCTTGCGCTGGTTCAGCTTCCGAGGATTTCTCGGTAGTTGGTTGTTCTAGTGCTTCTTTTAGGCTATTGATTTTTTCTTTATAGGCTTTAACTTCTCCCTCTAAATCCCATTTGCCTTGGAAATAATCGCTTGCGTATGCCGCCCAACCTTGCAAATCATCAAGACATTCTTCAAGTGTTTCAATCGCCATCTTTAATGCTTCGTCTTTAGTAGCCATTTTTATTCCTTAACTCTTTTTCAATAGCACGAGCAATCTCAACCTCTAAAATATCTGCACCACATCCTTCAAACTTTTCATAAACGCTTTTAATTACGTTTACTCGTTCTGTAATACTTAATCCTTGCCATGATGGTGCAGGGTGGGTGTAAAGTGATTGCTGTTTGTCTAGCCATTCTTGCACTTCACCACCTGACCACATCTTGCGAAGCATGGTTGGAAACTTTAACGCCATAGGTTCTTGTGCTGGCTGTTCTAATGCTTCTTTACAGGCATTGATTGCTTTAAATATTAGATTAGATAATCCGTCATATTCAGATTGAATTTCTGCGGTTTCCAACGCTTCAATCGCCATCTTTAATGCTTCGTCTTTAGTAGTCATTGCATCCTCCATTGATTTATCAATACTCTACCATAAACTATATTGATTGTCTAGGGATATTTACATATACATATTTAACAGGCAGGGCAAGACACGAGTGGGTGAACTATCCTAACTTATGCCATTACCAAAGTAACTACATCAAACCAGAGGTTGCTTATTCAGTCTATCAGACGCTCGTTCGTGAGCCACACGCTAAAACTTCACCCATTTGTCTGTTTTCCCTAATCCCTAAGCAAGGCTAGGCGGCACCGTGTCTTTTAATCTAGTGTCATCACTTTTATTGTCAGCCGCCGTGACATGGCGCATTGCTTGATTGATTGTCCGGACAGTAGAAGTAACAGGCGTAAAAAAACCGTTTGGCTTATGTACCCTGCCGCCCCACGACATATTCATTTAAGAATTAGATACATAAACCAAACGGTTCTAAATTTTAGTTTTGTTTATTGACGTGGGGCATCAATGAGAAACAAGATACTACTTATTTTTTATATAGTCAAGCACGATATTCCATGCGGTTTCATAATCATTTACAACATGACAATCCCATCCATAGGTTTGTAACTGGTGCATCCATTCTATTTGATTGTCAGTCGGTTTACCCTTTGCGGATTTAAACTCTAAAGCTAGACCATAGTATTTGCCATTGGCATACGGAAACATGACATCTGGTACGCCAGAGCGCATCCCTTCCGCTTTTAACATTGAAGCTAATGCCATACTACGCTTTGCCGCGTTAGGGACTGCAAACATGATTTTTAGCATCGGGTAAGTGCGTTCATGCAATGCCACAATTTTAAAAAAAGCGGATTGTATTTGATGTTCGCTGATAGTGACTTTACTTACTCGCATAATATTTCATGGCTTCTTTAGCAGTGCCGTGCGTACTGACCACTTGATTTTCAATCATCAATTGGTAAATGTATTGACCGTATTTCACCATTTTTCGAATAATCGCACCAGTTTGAATATGTTGTAACATATTTTCCCCAGTTTTCATCCAGACCCCTGCAATAATCATATTACCCTCCTTGTCCTCCACCTCCGTTGGAGGCTTAGGCACATCTTTTACTTCAATGAGTTTTAAAGTATCTACTTCATCCGCTTTTGGCGGTGTTCGACCTAAAGCCGCGTATATTTCATCGCGGTGCCTTAAGTAAGATATTTGGTTTTTTCTTAACATGAGCGCATATTAAATCAAGTAGTTATAAATGTAAATACTGCTAGACAATAAATATTATTTAATGTATAGTTTACCTGTATTTTAATCAAACGAAAGGGAACCTCGTATGAAACTTACGCAAGAGCAAGTTATTTTAAATCATCTTAAATATGACCCCATTACCCCTCTGGAAGCATTAAATCTTTACGGTTGTATGCGTTTGGCGGCAGTTATTCACGCTTTACGTAACAAAGGGCATGGCATTACCATGTTTATGGTGATGGATGATAAAAACGGCAAGCATTACGCACAATATTCATTGGAGCGTGATTTATGATTATTCCATTATGCAAAGATTGTCGGTTTTACGATGAAAGTCGTAACGGCAAAGGCTATGACAAATGTTTATTTAATCCACAAACTGAACCAGTACGCGGTGAATTGATTATCCGCTATTGCGATATGGAACGTACGATGACCCATGATGACCATTGCGGCAAGTCAGCCGTCAATTTTATTTCATTGAAAGGAAAATAAGATGTTAATTAAAGATACCGGTGGCGGTGATTATGAATACCCAGAAGTCGGCACGTATATTGCCACTTGCCGTCAAATTATTGATTTAGGTACGCAGGAAAATGATTATCAAGGTGCAAAAACATATCCACATCAAATTTTGATGGGTTGGGAATTGAACGAAAATATGTCGGATGGCAGACCGTTTGTGGTTTCAAAGTTTTACACGGCTTCACTTAATGAAAAAGCTAACTTCCGTAAAGATTTAATCTCATGGCGTGGTCGTGATTTTACGCAAGAGGAATTAGGCGGTTTTGACCCTCGTAAAATTTTAGGCGCGCCTTGTTTATTAACGCTTACCACCAATGAAAAAGGCAAGATTAAAGTTTCTACCGTTGCAAAAATTGTAAAAGGTATGGAACCACCACCTTTGGTTAATCCTAAAGTGTATTTTAGCCTGCAACATGGTGAATATGACCATCAACAATTTGAAGCCTTATCCGAAGGCATTAAAAAAATCATTATGCAGTCACCAGAATGGCAAGCCAGACAAGCGGAACTAGGCATGGCGCATCAACCAGCTGAAAGCGATGAATTTGCACCGACTACGCAAGCGCCTTACGTACCGCCGACTGATGATGATTTTCCGGATGACATACCATTTTAATTAAAAGGGAAAAACAAAATGCGCGTAACAAATACACACGGATTGCCTTCCGTATTGGTCAAGGCTTGCGAAAATCAACGTAAACCTAAGCCAGATAGTCTATCTTGCACGGAGTTAATTGATAGCCCACTTATTCACAGGCTTAAATTAGAGCATTGGGATAGTTTAGAAGTTGACGTATCCGAAATGGTTTGGGCAATGACTGGTACTGCATTGCATCAAATGGTGGAAAAGCACGGTGAAGGTACATCCGAGATTGCATTATCCACAGATTTTGAAGGCTATCGCATCACAGGCACGTGCGACCACCTTACGCCCGATTTAATTAGCGACTGGAAAACCACTAGCGTTTGGTCAGTGATGATTGGTAACGACTGGCTTAATAAAGTAGCGCAACAACTTAATATCTACCGTTATTTGCATTGGAAAATGTCTGGGCAAATGGTGCCGCGCCTTACCGCTTGCGTAATTTTCCGTGACTGGCGTAAATCTGAATATAAAAGAAGCCCAAATGACTATCCGTCACGTAATATCATGGAATACAACGTGGATTGCTGGACAATTGACCAAGCAGAAGCGTTTATTCGTGAGCGTTTAGCCTATCACAATGATGAAACTTACGTTTGCTCAATGGAGGAACGCTGGGCGAAGCAAAGTACGTGGGCGGTTAAGAAGCGCGGGGCGCAACGTGCTACGCGAGTATTTGAAAATGAGTTAATGGCGGTTGAATTTGCCATGACAGATGCTAATTTTGAGATTGAAAGCAGACCCGGTGAGCATTTACGCTGTAATGAGTATTGCCCAGTCCGGAATGTATGCAGAATGAGAGTGCCAGATGACCGCCAAGATTGATTTAGCACCATATTTGCACGTATTAGAAAATGCTACGCAAAACTTCACCGATAATTTTTTGGTTATTGGTGAGGTTCTGGACAAGATTGTAAGTCAACGCCTTTATTTGCAATTAGAAGGCGTGACCACAATTGACCAATTTTTGAATTATCTTAATGTCAAACGTGCAAACGCTTATCACGCTATGCGCGTATTCCGCGCGTATGGAAAATTCACGCTTAATAATATTTCCCATGACCGTCTTGTGCGCTTGCTCTCATTGCGGTTGCAAGATGAAGAGAAATCGGAATGGATAGCGGCGGCGCGTGAAATGCCAGCATCACAATTTAATGATAAATTAAGGGCGGCGCGTGGCTTGCCAGCAAAAAAAGAGTGCCAACATCACGAAACCGTCACTAAAATTATATGCAAGTGTTGCGGAAAGGTTTTAAGAGTTGCATAGCGCCGCCAGATAGCGCTTTTATATTGTGTATTATAGCGATACATAGGCAATAAAAGAAAAGCGCTTATAAGGCGTTAAAATAAGCTTCTGGAATGATAGCCAAAAAAAACCGCCCAAAAGGGCGGCTAAGTGTAGCAAGGTTTATTTATAATAAATCTAAAAGCAAAATTAAGATTAAAGCGCCAGCGATTGAAAATAAGAGCGCCATAATTAAGCCTCTATCTGAATATTTAAACTTTCATCCCAATCGCTATCTAATTCAAAATCCATTACCCAAGATAAAAATTCCTCCTCTAAATTTTCAAAGTTATTTAAAAAATTTAAATCATTTTTTAATTGTTGGTTAAAATCCAAAAATAATCTGTGCAGTTCATAACTCATAATTAAGCCGCCTTTGCTTGTGGTGTAGGAATTGTGTAAATTTGATAAGTTTTAACATTATCAACCCTTAATGCCATCACGCAAAAAATCGCTAAATTGTCATAATCCTGCATTACGCTAGCGCCAGCGCTATTGTGTTTTAATTCAAAATTAGCATTTTTAGTGCCGCGTGAGATATTAAGCGCTTTATTGCCTTTTACTAAATATTCCCAGCTAAACTGCTGAATATTGCCGTCAAGGGTAAGCGGAATAACGCGGCGATAATCGGGAAAGCGCCCGTCAACTGGTGTAAATATGACATTTTCCAAAATGTACTTATTGTTTGATAATTCTAGCGTTAAATATTTTGCTTTTTTATCCGCGTTTTTAATTGCAGCTTTGATAGCATCATTCGGGATAATAAAATCAATCGCGCCTTTTGGTACCTCATTAAAAGGCTCATCGCCAGTGAGATAATCAATTTTATTGAACAATACGTGCCCGTCAGTAGCGGTTGTTATAATGTGCCAGCGCCCTGCATCTTTTAGTATTTCAATTTGCGCGCCTTTTAAATAGTAGCGTACATCATTTACAGCCGCGCATAATAAAGCCGCTTCCAGCGTTGATTTTTTTAATGATAGTTTCATTTAAAGCCCCTTTGACAAAAGTTTAATGATTATCGAGTGATAATCCGCAAGCCCTCTATATGCAAAAGGCTTGCAGGTATCATTCAAACAACCGGCGGCGTGGCTTGCCTTAATTCGCTGGATAATTTAGCGTTCAAAAATCCGAGCCTTTCCAGCTTGCCTATAATGTAATAATTGGTAGCAAATACCATATCCATGCCGCAACCAATAATCCTGAAATAATCGCTTTGACTGTTTACCGGCTTATATTCCAGCATACAAAAAAACTCGTAAAAATTTAAAAGAGAATAGCGCGTTTTTCCTTCATACTTGCCCGGTGATGATTCTAAAAATTTAAGAGTTCTGCTCATACCGGATGCACTTATTTTATCAATTGCACATATTATGCGGCGCTCTCTAATCGCTTTTATATAGCGCTTGGCGTGGCGTTCAAAATCCGCGCTTGTAGCTGGATAATTCCGACCCTTGTTATATTTTTTTAATAGTGCATCAATATCGGCGTGATTGATTTTCATTTTAAAGCCCCTTTAATTGTATAGTTTAATTCCTGCTTCCAAGTCGTATCTAATCAGCAGGGTGTGTATAGAGTGGTTTAATTGACACAGATTTTCTCAATCCATAAGCATTTGCATCATCTTTATTATTGAATACAAATATCTTATTTTTGTTTGGAAATGCTGCGTCTTTTCCATACCAAGCTACAGGCTCTTGTGCTGGCTGTACTACAGGCTCTTGTGCTGGCTGTACTAATGCTTCCATAAGTCCTTCAATATACCCAAGTTGCTCAAATACAATTCTTAATGCTTCTTCTCTGGTCATCACAACCCCCCCCATATCCACACAATTTGAATTTTGAGATAGTGCCGCATTATTTGAAATATAGCGTATTGCATCATTTGCCCCTTTTCTCAAAATATTCCGCTATCGCGCCAGCTACAGCCAAAACGCCAATAAGCCCGATTAAATAAATAAATAAGATAATTAAGTTATCCATAGTGAAGCCCTTTTATAAATAAGGCGGCTTTCACCGCCGTTATAGTTAAACAATAAAATCGCCGTGTTGAATAATTGCAGGTATTGCCGCCGCCTTAATAATCATTAGATTTTTGTTAGCGGTTGTTTTAGTAGAACGAATAAGGGCGCTTATAGAGCGTGCCGCGTATCCGATATACTCTTTGTTTAATTTAGCCGCTTGAATTGCGTTATTTAGTTCATTAGCTTCTAATTTAGTCATTTTAAAACCCTTTTGTTTAATAAATGTATAAGACACCTATACAATAATAAAGCTAAAAGAGAATGTCAAGCGCTTATTGCAAAATAAATACTCTCGTTATATTGTGCGGTTATCCGTTCGGGAATAAAGCACTAGGGGCGGATAGCAGGGCGATATACTAGGGCGATTTAACATATATCAAGCGTAGGCGGATAATCAAGCGCGTTAAACCAGCAAACCTTTTAAGCTGGCATAGTTGATTAAGCGATAAAGCGATTAAGGCGTTATTATCGTGGCGGAACCCGTCAAGCCAGCAACCAGATTATATGTCTGGCTTTTATTTGGCTTTGGGCGGCGTGCGTGGCTGAACCCGTATGAACTACAGATAGCTAGACATAGAATAGACAAAAAATAGCTTACCTTACAACGCGCTCACAAAAATGTACAACGGTCTTAAGCGCTCATACATACTATTACATACTATAAAGAGCTTAACAATATGGGACAATTGCGCCCAAAATATGTGTAAATGCGAATGATAATAAGAATAATTCTCAATGGGGCACATAGGTGTGTGAGTGTGGGGAACCTTTCCAATCCCCCCAAAAAAGAAATATTCATATAATAAATATTATTGATAGTGGTATGATTAACGCATGTATAAATTGAATCTATCTCGTGGTGGTTATCGTCTGCTCTTTTGGATTGCAGAACATTATCCTGCTGGCGCTTTGAAACACGGTGAAGGTGGGTGGACTACGCAAGCTAAGGTTGACTTAGGTTATACACAGCCAATGTTATCAATGCTGGCTAAAGAATTAGAAGCACATGGACTGCTTAAACGTACGTCTGGTGGTTTTATAATCTTGTTTAAGTTACATAGTAAATAAAAACTTTAAAGGGAGAATGAAATGGCTAATGCTAAAGGCTTTGCAGAGTTTGTATCATCTGTACCCGCACAGGATGTTGGGTATATCTTAATTGCGGTAGATGTAGAGGAAGGTGGCAATATGCCAATGACTATTGCAAGTAATGTGCAGATGGATATTGGTAGGCAGTTGGTGAAGTCTTTATTACGCCAATGGGGTGATTTAGATTTACAGCCAATACAAAATGCTGAATTTACTGATATGCAATAATGCGTTTTAACAAAGAACACTTCTGGCAATTTTGTAGTCACCTCAAAATTGAATCTAAAGAAAAGGGGTTAATTCCCCTTATTCCTAATGGCTGTCAAAGAGCCTATGTAGATGCCATTGCTGATGGTTTAAACAATGAGGATATTCACGACTTCAAATTTCTTAAAGGCAGGCAGTTGGGGATTTCAACGATTTCTCTTGCTTTAGACTTATATTGGAATTTTAAACATAGAGCCTTGCAAGGTACGCTTGTTACGCACAATGATGATGCCCGTGAGTTTTTTAGAGCAACCCTTGAAAACTATATGTCCTACTTGCCGCGTGAATACAAAGTGCCGATTAAAGCACATAACCGCACACAGCTTATCTTTAAAAACAATTCACGGTTTGTTTATCAAGTAGCCGGTACCCGTAAGTCTGGTAACTTAGGTCGGTCAACCGCTTCTAGTTTTTCTCATGCAACCGAAGTGGCTTTCTGGGGCGATGAAGAAGGCTTGAAGTCTTTTGAAGCTACCCTTGCTGATAACAACCCAGACCGTTTGTATATCTGGGAAACCACAGCCAATGGCTACAATCATTTTCACGATATGTGGATTACTGCCAAACGAAGCATTACTCAAAAAGCAGTATTCATTGGATGGTGGCTTAATGAAAGCTATCGCGCTGAAAAAGGTACGCCTGTTTACGAAGCCTATTGGGATGGCACATTAGACCCAGAAGAACAAGCATGGGTCAATAACGTACAACGTCTTTATAAATATCACATAGAGCCAGAACAAATTGCTTGGTGGCGTTGGCGTTTAGAAGAAAAGATGAACGGCGATTCTGTGATGATGATGCAGGAATTCCCGCCTACAGAATATGATGCGTTTGTGTTGTCTGGCAGTCAATTCTTTACAAGTGACCGCATTACTAAAGCCTATCGTCATGCAATGGACTTTGAAGATAATTATCAATCTTTACGGTTTAGCATGGGTGAGCGTTTTGATGAAACAGAACTCCGCCCGACAACTCCAATGAACGCTGAACTTAAGATTTGGAAAATGCCTGTGAAAGGGGCTTACTATGTTATTGGTGCTGACCCTGCTTATGGCAGTAGTGACTGGGCTGATAGATTCGCGATTGTCGTATTACGTTGCTACGCTGACGGCATTGAGCAAGTCGCAGAGTACGCTACTGATGCTTGTAATACGTATCAATTTGCTTGGATTATTGCTTATCTCGCAGGTGCGTATGGCAACTGCATGGTCAACTTAGAGATTAACGGTCCGGGTCAAGCTGTCTGGAATGAAATACTTAACTTAAAACGATTAGCTGGCATGAATGTGCCGGGAATGTCTAAAGGAATACAAGATGTGTTGGGAAACATACGCTCTTACCTGTATCGCCGTACTGATAGCATTGGCATGGGTGGGTTAGCTTATCAATGGAAAACTACGTTTGATACTAAACACCGCATGATGCACTTTTTAAAAGATAACTTTGAACGAGAAAATTTAAAGATACGCTCAATAGAGTGCATTGAAGAAATGAAATCCATTGTGCAAGATGGCGGTTCTATTGAAGCCTCCGGTAAAGGCAAGGATGACAGGGTAATGGCAATGGCACTTGCCGCTATTGCTTGGGGTGAGTGGATTAAATACGAACTCATTACGCAAGGTATTACCTACGCCGCTTCTGCAAGACGCGATGAAATTCAATCTACAGAGCAAACGCAGACTGGTACTTTGGTGATGAACTATCTAAAGCGGATAGGAATTAGCGATGTTAATACTCAGCGCTGATGAAATACGTCAAAAATTAAGAATATTGCTGTTTCAAGAGCAAATCCCAGTCACAAGACTTGCCAAAGACTGTGGAATGGATGCCAAAACGATTTTAAAGGCTTCCAATGGTGATATGACCGGATTTACTGCTAGACGGTTCTCAAGGTACTTTGATTTACGCGAAAAAGGCGTATTAGCACCTAAGATTGAGGAAAACCGAACTATTCTGGGGACTGAACGCAGTAAAAGTAGAATTGCGGGTCAAATTAGCAGAATGTATGGGGAATTAAAGCAATACAGGGATAATTTTGGGAAAAGCAGAGAATCTCTTGAGCAAATGACTAATGCTGAATTGGAAGTGGTGTTTTTTAGCGTAGAAAGCCAATTAAAATACAATTTGCTTAAAAAATACGCAGATGTTATTGAAAAATACCATATTTGGTTATACGATAAATGGGATTATTGGCAATGGAAAGAAAAACTAGAGCTGACATTGCGCGATACAGGGAAGTAAGAAACCTTCCGACACCGGTGGCAAATGGTGTTTATGAAATGGCAGTCAAAGCGTTTGAAAATGGCTGTCCTAACTTTGAACACCCGGTGGTATTGCGTGGCTTAATAGTCAAGCCGTTTAAAGACGGCAGGCAATGGAAAATTAAAGCGCGTGGCGTTGAAATGTTTTTTAGATGGTTTATGAACCATATTCCTACCGATGTAGTAGAAGGTAAACGATACACCATTGTGGGTGACTTACTGACTGCCAATCAAGGTAAGAAATTTATATTAGATGATTGTGTAATTGTTCCTAGACATAAAGCATTTATGGAAAAGATGGACAACACAATACATTCTAGTGTATTGAATATAAACGAATATATTGAAAAACCAAACAAAGATACATTTTTTATTAAGGAGTAGTGATGGCAGACCAACCGTTAGTGGTACCGCAATCTATTCAGCCTTCTGTGTTGCCACAACTTACTCCTGCAATTAAAACTGTTGCGCCGCAACAAAACTTATATCAGCAAGCGGTTACAATGTACCCAAAATTAAATGATTTTCCTGTGATGTATAAAGAATCATTTACAACGGATAAGAAAAAACCATTTTTAGAATTTTATCCAACACAAGAAACAATGCGACCAACCGAGTTTCCAATTGACAAATTTGGTGTTGAGGTATTTAGAAAAAATACAAAGCCTACTGATATTGCCGCAGATATTGTTTCTCACGGCATGGTTAAATCAGATGAAACATTGAAAAAAATATATACTGATTTTGCGGCTAGTTTAAATAATCCTAAACAGCAAGCAAGATTAAAAGAGCAGTACGCGTATGCAGTTAAAAATGAAGGCGAAAAAAGACCTTATGATAAATGGTTAGAAATGTCTGGGTTGCCAGCTTATTTTAGAGGTTATGCGTTTAAGCAATGGGACCAAAAGTTTGTTGATAAAGCATACACTCCAGCGCAAAAGAAAATGTTAGATGATGCAATTGATTATTTAAAAGGGAAAAAACAAAATGGCGGTTATTAAAGAATATATTTGTAAGGCGCATGGTGCATTTGAAGGTTTTGACCCTGCTTGCCCGCATGGTTGCAAAGGTACAATGGTAGAGCGTGAGTTTAGGTCTGCGCCTGCTGTGCATTATAAAGACGGATTTAATCAATCTAGCAATATTGATAAAAACCTAAACAATTTAGCCAAAGATTATGGCATGACAGACATTAAACATAATTCAATGGGTTCGGTAGCGGGTTCATTGCCGCCAGACTTATCTCCACGTTGGGGTAGCGGTGGTTTAGCTGGATTGCAAAAAGAAGGACACCAATTAGGTCAGTCTGGATTAAATGTAGTTCAAAATACATTAAGGAAGCCAGAAGAAACAATTCCGGCTCACGTTAAAGCACAAAGTGCGAAGGACTTGGTAACATGAAAATCCCTAAAGAAAATGACAAGCGCGAAGAATTTTATTGGGAATTAATTGGAAAATGTGGATATTCCGCCGCAGACCGAAAACCTCAATACAGCCGACTAAGAAATAACTTTTTGTTTGGTTCAACCGAAGGTACGCCAGTACCATTTAACAAAATCTATCCTCACATTGATTTGCTAACGTCTTTTCTGTTTTCAATTGATACTACTCGTTTTTCCATTGACCTTGATGCGGATGCCGATAAAGAAGAAATTAACAAATTAAGCGTTGGTACTAAAGCGGTCAATGAAGCATGGCATAAAGGTAATGCCGATGTTGTGTTTAATACTTGTTTGCAATGGTCATTGGTTTACAACACGATGATTATGAAATTAGTCCCTACCATTGGTGGCGCGGTTTCATACCATGCGTTAGAGCCACATAACTTTGGCGTACTTCGTGAGGACATTCCATACGTTGACCGTCAAGAAGCTATGTACCACTCTTATTACGTTACTAAATCTGAATTAGAGCGTTTGTTGGATAAGCATCCTCATAAAGAATCTATTATGAAACGCCTTGAAGGTGCGCCAACGTCATATCAAGAAACAATGCCAGATGCAATTACTCGCTTGGTTACTTCTGCATCTAATCCAAGCATGATTGGTAACGCAAGTATTGGACAAACAAGCACCACGTACAGACCTTCCGTATCAGAAGATATGATTAAGATGTATGAGTTGTGGTTATGGAATGATGAAGTTAAAGATTATCAAACTGTAACAATGGCTGAACCGGGCGTAGTCATTTATGACCGAAAAAACATTTTTGTTGAGGGTGAAGTGCCTTTTGTGCAAGTATGCCCTAACCCTTTGTATGACTATTTTTGGGGTGAATCAGAGGTTGAGCGATTAGTTGAACTTCAAAAATGGCGCACACAGCGCATGGATGATATTGATGAAATATTTGCTAAACAAGCTAAACCACCAACAATGGTTAATGGCACGTTTGGTATTCCAGATGAAATGAATTTTGCATTAAATTATGCAGGCGGTTTATTAAAGTCACAAGACCCTACCGCTAAAGTAGAGCGCTTCTCTCCAGACCTTCCTCCAGAATCATTTACAATTATCCATGAAATTGATGCCATGTTTGCAGAGGCTTCTGGTATGGGCAATATGATGATGGGTAAAGGTGAATCCGGTGTACGTAGTAAAGGTCATGCGGATACGCTTGCTAGAATTGGCTCTAGCCGCGCTAAAAAACGTGCGTTGATAGTAGAAGATGCTTTAGAAAAGATTGCTTCTCTCACGCTTAAGTGTTTGCGTGTGTATGACAAGACAAGGTACTTAGATGATGACAAAATGCCATTCCAATTGGCGCAATTGACTGCTAAATGTTCTGTTAAAGTAGATGCACATTCATCCTCACCAATTTACGTTGAAGATTATCGTCAAATGATTGCTGAGTTATTCCAAGCTAAAGCCATTGACCGTAAATCTATGATTGAAATGTTGCATCCACCAATGGAACCTATTTTGTTAGACCGTTTGGCAAAGATTGAGGAAAATGAAGCAAAACAACAACAAGCACAGCAAGGTCAACAAAAACAAGGTTAAATTAACAATTGATGAATATTTAATCAATAGTTAAGCAAAAGTATTGACATTAAAAACAATTAGGTGAAATATAGGCAAAAGTAAAGTTAATTGCGGAGGTTTAAATGGCTTATCAAAATTCGTCTGGTAGTTCAGCGTCACGTACGCAGTCATTTTCACCAAGCACACCAAACAACACAATTGATTATTCTCGCTCTAATGTTAGAGGCTCTGGGTTTAGTCAAAACCGCACTTCATCTACTAGAAGTAATCAACGTAGAAGTAATAGCGGTAGATAAGGATTGATGATGGCTTGCGGTTCAAGAAATAAACGTAGATATCGTTAAAAGAATTTCTAGCAATAGGAATAGGGTATGGCTGATTTCCCTTTGAAAAGTTGGCCGCGTTAAATGAGGAGGTAATCATCATGGCACGTAAAGCTCGCAAAGGCCGCAAGGCACGTAAATAATCCACGTAAGTGATTATTGCGTCACCTGTAGGGTTTACTCCCTTTCACCTACAGGTGCCGTATTTATTGTTTGAAAGAGAAAGAGATAAACAGGAGGTATCATGGCTGGTTCTAATATTGGTAGTAAGCTACCTAATGGGGTAGGTAATATTCTTTTGGGCGTTGTGATTGGCGCAAACTTTAACCAAGTTGCAGATGTTCAAATACCGCTAATTGATACTCCAACAAAATTTCGTGTTCGTAACGTCACATTAACAAACGCTTCTATCAATCCTACTACTGCACGTTTTGGCGTTTTTAGTGGTGCAGGTGGTACTGGTACAACTATTGTTAATGCTTCTACGACACCATCGCTAGGCACTGCGGCAACATTACAAGACTTAACTGTCACCGAAACAACTGCAATTAGCGGTACAGGTTCTATTTACCTTAACTTAACCACAGCACAAGGCGCGGCGGCTACCGTTGACGTTTATGTCTGGGGTGATATTTTGACTGCTTAATATTATGGCTGGAAATAATGTATTTTCAATGACGCAACATGGTAGGTCGGAGCCATTTGACCTTCAAGTTGCTCGCGGGATAATCCCTAACCATAGTTCCGTAAATATTTACGGTTTTCAAGCATCTGTTAGCACAACTAATATTCCAATTTGGGAAAATGCTACTGCATATACATATCCTGTATCTGCAACTAAAATGCACTTGGTAAGTACAGTCAATACTGGAGCTGATTTAACAGCAACATTAGTCATTAATGGTTTAGATTCTGGATACAATCAAATTTCAGAAAATATTACATTAAATGGTACCACCGTAGTAACAACAGTTAATTCATATTTAAGAATTAATAATATGATTGTTATTTCTGGCTCACCAACGGGTGTAATTACATTAAAAGATTTAACTGACACAACAACGTATGCACAAATTGCGGCTAACTTTGGTCGTACGCAAATGGCACTTTATACCGTGCCTGCTGGATTTACTTTTTATTTGGCTCGCGTTGATGCTTACACATCTGCAAATGGCTTTACTGCTGATTATGTTCAGTATAGAAACCAACAAACATCATCTGCTGGCGTAATTTCATATACTCAACAAGCACCGTTTATAAATAATTATCATGCTTTAAGGGTAATGCCACGTGCGTTTACAGAAAAAACAGACCTTCAATTGCAAGCAAAAACAAGTTTAAACACGTATGCTGTTAGTATTGCCGCAGAAGGTTATTTAATCGCAAATACTGCGCCTTCAATTTAAGGAGTTATGATGGCTGATATGCAAGGATTACCACCAGAGTTGCAACAAATGATTGGTCAACCACCGGGCGCTGGTATGGGTGACGGTGCTAACGCTCCTATGGGCGCACCAATGAGTACGGATATTCCAAAAGACGGTGATAAAGCCGCCGCAAAGAATCAAGTAACAATTGCAATGACCATGCTTGAGCAGGCTTTGATGGCTTTAGGCTCTCATTCAGAAGAAGGTCGTGTAGTAATGGACAGTTTGATGAAATTATCAAAATACTTCCATAAAGAAGAAAACAATGAACTCGTACCGGCACAATTAATGAGCATGATGCAAGCAATGCCTCAAGTTGGCGGCGGTTCACCAGAGCAATTAGCCTTAATGAAGGCTCAATCGCAGGGTGCGGGTGCAGGCGCACCACAAGGCGCTCAACCTCAACCTCAACCACAAATGTAAGGAGTAAACTATGTCTACTAAATCAGAATGGATGAAACCAGCCGGTTACGGTTTGCGTGACCCACTAGATACAAAACGTCATCATGGTCGTATTGTTAATCCACCACGTATGAATCAAATGGGCGGTCTTGATACATTACACGAACCGTATGGTCATTACAAAAATGACATGACTATTCGTAAACCGGGCGCAACCAAGTAATTAACTTTTAAAGGGAAAATATTATGTCATTAGAAAACGTATCATTGGAAGAAATGGAATCACTAGCAACTTTATCAAAGACGCTGGCGGATAATCCTGCAACGCGCAGACAATTCTTAGAATTAATTAAGACTGCTTCGCCTGCAACCAATATTCCAGAAATTGATATGGAATATCGTATGCAAGAGCGCACAAAACCTTTGCAAGATAAATTGCAATCGTTGGAATCGCAAATTGCGGAAAACAACTTTAAAGAAATCCGCCGTGCTAATCACGTAAAACTGATGGACATGGGTATCTCTAAAGATGAAATTGGTGACGTTGAAAAATTGATGTTAGATAAACAAATTGGCAACTTTGAAACTGCTGGTCAATTTTATTTAAGTCAAAAGCAAGTTGCAAACCCAACTGCGGGTACATTTTCAACACCTATGACTATGCCAGATGTCAAAGAAATGGGTGGAGATATAAACCAATGGGCGCGTAACCAAGCTAATGAAGCCATTAACGATATTTTAAGAACTAAGCGGTAATTAACATAGGGATTTTCCCTGTAACTTTTTAAATAGGAGGTCATATTATGGCTGTTTTAGGGCAAGGCATTATTCCAACCGGTAGTATTGCAAACGAACTAACTGCGGTTACTCGCAGAGCGTTTGTACCAAAACTTGTAGTACAAATTTATAACTCAACACCATTGTTGGCGTCTCTTATTGCTAATGCCCAGCCAGCTACAGGCGGTGTGTCATCTGTTACCGTACCGGTACAGGGCGCTCAGTTTGTAAACGGTCAATGGTCAGATTATTCTGGTACATTTAACCAACCTTCTGTACAACAAGGTGCGTTTGTATCTGAATTTGATTTGAAAGCATTGATTGTTCCAGTACCATTTTTAGGTATGGAAGGTGCGGTTCAATTAGACCACGCTGTTGTGCCTTTGATTGAAGCGCGTATGAATGATGCTGGTAACGTGTCTTGTGACGTAATGGCTAATGCTCTTTACAACAACACAACAAACCAACAAGCATTTATTGGCTTGCCGGGCGCAATTGATGATGGTACCAACTTGGTAACATACGGTAACATTAACCGTTCAACTTCTACATGGTGGAAGTCAAAAGTATATTCTGCTGGTAGCGTAAACCCAACGCGTCAAAACGTGTTGCAATACATTGCTGGTACAGTTAAAAACGGTGCAGAAGTACCTACATTCGCAGTTTGCGGTTTTGGTACATGGACATTATTGGCTCAAGACTTTGTTGGTCAAGAATCTTATGTCATTACACCGGGCAAATCATTTGATGAAGATAGCAACGGTCCACGTAGCGGTTTCCGCGCATTTATGGTTGGTGGTATCCCAGTTTTTGCTGACCCATACTGCCCAGAAGGTCAAATGTACTTTATTAATTCAAACTATGCTTCACTCTATATCCATGAGCAAGCTGGTTTTGCGTTTACAGGCTTTGAATCAACATTGTCTAACTATCAATTAGGTTACATTGGTGCTGTAGTGACGCTTGCTGAATTAGTAGTGACAAAACCAAAAGCTATGACACGTGTGTCTGGCTATAACTCAATCACACTATAATTAGGAGGCTAATATGGGTATTAATATTTTAGGTTATGGCGTAAAAACACTTGCAAATCCATCTGTACCGGTTGTTTTAACATCTGGTGAAGGTTATGTATTACCTGCTGGTCAATTTCAAGTCGTTCCGGGTTTGTACACATTTATACAATGGTTTGACCCAGTAACTTTGATGTGGCGTTCATTAGGTACACCTGTTCAATCAGACTCACAAATGATTTCATCTGACGGTACAAACTATCGTTTATACAATGCAACTGGCACAATGGTTGGCGCAGTAGTTACCAACGCTGGTACTGGTTACACTAACGGTATTTACGCACCAAACGTACAATTAGGTACTGCGGCGGCTCCATCTGTTGTAATGTCTGCGGCTGGTGGTTCAATCTTGGCTCGCCCAACATTGATTGTTGGTGGTGCTATCAATACCACAGTTACTATTACTTCTGGCGGTGCTGGTTATACAGTAGCCCCAATATTATTGGTTTCACAACCACCACAAGGCGGCGTTCCTGCAACCATGACTTGTACTATTTCTGGCGGTGCAATTAACGCTGTGACAGTAACAAATCAAGGCGCTGGTTACACAGTAGCCCCTACGGTAACTGTAGTGCCTGCTTCTGGTGACATTACTGGTTCTGGCGCTGTATTGACAGTCAACTCAACATTAGTTGGTTCTGGTACTGTAACTGCCATTACTGTTCAAGGTAACGTGCCTATTACTGGTTCTAACCCAACAACATACACTGGTGGTACTGGTGGTTCTGGTATGACTTCTGTACCAACATTTACATTCTCACCTGCTTCAACAACTGCGGCTACTGCTGTAATGTGCTTTACTGTGACTGCAGTCAACGCGCAAACTGGTAAAACCAACTCAAACGGTAACATTGGTTTCTTAGGTTCTGCGGTAACTGCTGGTTCAGCAACATTGACTAATCCTGCAATTACAACTGGTATCTTTACACCACGCGTAGGTTACACAGCTTGGTCAACAACTGCATCTGGTGGTACTGTTATTGTTGACGGCGGTTTACATCAAACTGTTGTTGCAGGTGTGGCTTATGCTGATATTGGTAACGGTACTGTATCTGGTGCTACAACTGCGGTTGCGGCAACAATGGGTGGCGCTACTGATACTTCATACATTGTTCAAATCTAAGGATTAAAAATGAGCTTAATTAAAGAAGTTGAACGCATTTTAGGTGCTTTGGCACAAGAAGTTCATCAAGAGGCATCTGTATTAGTACAGTTTGCGGCTGGTGATTGGTTCGCTCTTAAACAGGCTTTTTTGGTGGAAACGGGGCAGGCTGAACCTGCTCCTGCTCCGGCAGAAGAAACACCTGCTGTTGAACCTGCTCCTGCTCCGGCAGAAGATACTCCTGCAACCGTTGAAGAAACCCCTGTGGTAGAATTAACGGTAGCAGAAGAAACACCTGTGGTGGATAAACCTGCAATTGCTGGCGATGAAGCAATTAGTTCAGACGCGGCTGATTCTTTAGCCAAAGCTGATTAATAAAATATTTGAAAGGGAAAAACCATGTTACTACGCGTAACTAATAAAAATAGTTTTACTTTGGTTGATAAGTATGACGGTATTGAATATACCTTCAAACCTAATGAACCAGTCGTAATTGAAGAAGAAGCCGCAAGGCACTTCTTTGGTTATGGCACCCCAGATAAAGTGCCATACTTGGTTCGTCAAGGATGGTGTGTATCGTCTGATAAGACAGATGATGCAATGAAAAAATTAAACAATTTTGTATTTGAGCAAGGTTCTGTTGAGTTTAAAGGTGCAGATGAAACTGAATCAGAAATGGCTAATGAATCCGTTGAGGATGATGATTTGCCTGCTGATGTTTTAGAGTTAAAAAACAAAGTTAAATCAACCCAAAAAGCAAGCAGATTACCTCCAACAACTATGTAAAAAGGATAGCCGTCTATGACAATCTTGTCAGATTATATTACATCAACTAGGCGGCTCCTCCACGATGTTTCCGGTAACTTTTGGACTGATGCTGAATTAACGGACTATATCAATGAAGCTAGAGCGCGTGTTGTATCAGATACGGGATGTTTACGCATCAATCAAGTACCGGTTTTTCAGCCTAATACTGAACAATACGGTTATGGTGGTATTACAGGCATTTCTATTACAACTGGCGGTACTGGTTACGCTAATGGCACTTATGCGTTAAATATTACCGGTGGTGGTGGTACTGGCGCGGCTGGCACTTATACTTGTAGTGGCGGCGCTGTTACGTCTGCGACTATTACAACGCAAGGCTCTGGGTACACTTCAACTCCTTCTGTCAGTTTTCCTTCTGGCGGCGGTGCTAATGCGGTTGGATTGGTTGGTTTTATCAATGCCAATACTTTAGATATTTTGTCAGTAACAATTATCTGGGGTAATTTCCGTATTCCGCTTAACTATATGCCATTTACCGAATTGACTGCTAAATTGCGCGTATGGACTACATGGCAACAACGCCCTGCGGCATTTTCTGTGTTTGGTCAACAAACCTTGTATGTCGGACCCCTTCCAGACCAAATTTACGTATCTGAAATGGATAGCGTTATTTTGCCGAACACATTGATTGATAATTCAACAACAGAGCAAATTGCTTATCCTTTTGTAACGCCTGTGCCTTACTATGCCGCGCGTTTAGCAAAAATTAAAGAGCAATCTTACAATGAGGCTGAAATGTTTCTGCAAATGTATAAAAAACGTGCATTGGATAGCCTTGCATCTACTTATACTAGAAGGCTTCCATAAGTGGCACAGCAACAACAATTAAAAGAAACCAAAAAGCGCGAACACATATTTCGTGATTTTGGCGGTATTAATACACAAGCCTATCGTACTTCTATTAAAGATACGGAGTTTTCATGGCTTGAAAATGTCATGCCTATTGGTCACGGCAATTTAAAATGTTTGCCTGCGGTTACTGCATCATTAGCTACAATTAGTCCAGATGTAGCAAACTACATGGAAACCGCAAATATTGGCGGTACAAACTATGTTTATATGTTTTGCAATAGCGGTGCGGCATATCAAATCAATACTGTTACGTATGCTAAAACAACCGTTGGTGCGGCAGGTACATTTTCAACAAGCGGTGTGCAAATTGCTCAATGGAAAAACTCAACGCTTTTAATTATTGACCCAGTAAAAGGTTATTTTTCATGGAATGGCACTACGCTCACTCCTATTAATAATCAATTGCAAAGCATTGCGGTTACTACTTTTGGGGCTGGTTATTTTCATCCTCCAACCGTCAATATTACGCCTACTAGCGGCGGTTCTGGCGCTTCTGCCACAGCTATTATTGGTCTTGGTTCTGTAGCATTAACTGCGGGTGGCACTGGATACACCGTTGGCGATGTATTGACTATTGCTGGAGGCACTTCAAATACAAAAGCGCAAGTGCAAGTGACTACTGTATCTAGTGGGGTGATTACCGGATTTACTATTTACAATTTTGGTGATTACACCGCCGGTCCTGCAAATCCGGCTTCCGTAACAGGTGGGTTTGGTACTGGGGCAACATTTACAATTACATGGTCAGTTATTCGCGTCAATGTAACGGCAGGCGGCTCTGGCTATTTAACAGCCCCTACAATTAGTTTTACTGCAACTGGTGGTGATACCCCTACCATTGTTGCTACCGCGACTGCAATGCTTAGTGTAGCCCCTACAGCAGGCACAGACATTGCCGTTTACTCTGGGCGCGTTTGGATTGCTAATGGTCGTTTAATTTCATATTCAGCACCGGGTTCTTATACAGACTTTTCTGTAGGCAATGCAGGCGGTTCGTTTATAATTTCAGATTCAACATTGTTAAAAAATATTACGCAATTAATATCTGCTAACAATTACCTATACATTTTTGGTGATGATTCAATTAATGTCATTTCAAACGTAGGTGTTTCATCTGGCATTACAACATTTTCAAATACCAACTTAACTGCGTTTGTGGGTTCTAGTAGCCCAACGGCTATTCAGCCTTATTTGCGCGGTGTTTTCTTTGCCAATAGCGCAGGGTTTTATTTGATTTATGGCGCTGTGCCACAAAAAATGAGCGACAATTTAGACGGCGTAATGCAATACGTTGATTTTACCAAGCCTATTACGGCTGGTTCTGTGATGCTAAACAATCAATTGTGCATGGCATTTATGTTTACGTACACAGGTTCGGGCGGTAACGTAACAGGCACTCGCAAATTAATGGCTATTTATTTTAACAATAAATGGTTTTTGGCATCTCAAGGCAATAATTTAACGCTTTGTTGTTCTGTATTTGAGGATGCACAACAAGAGTTGTATGTGACAGATGGTACTAACCTTTACCATGCGTTTAAAAATACGTCTGGCACGATTAACAGCATTATTCAAACAAAATTATGGGATTTTGGTAACAGTCTTTTGACTAAACAGGCTTTAAAAGCTGGACTTGAGATTAATACGCCAGTAACAGCGTTTTCATCAACATTATCTGTTGATACAGAAAATGCTTCCAATGCCACTACATTTGGTTCTCAAAATTTAGTCAATTGGATTAACAATTCTGGTTCTACATTGCTTTGGACTAATAATTCATCTGCAATTGTAGGATGGTTATCATCTGGGTTCACTTATTTAATGCAAGATGTGACAAACTACGGTAAATATTTAGGCTATACATTAACATCATCTGTGTATGGTTATCAGTTAAATGCAATGATGATGGAATTTGAAGATAGAGCGCGTTGGTAAGGAGCGAAAATGACAAAACCAGTCAATATTTCTAACACTTTTGCAGGACAAACTGGGAATCTTGCACTATCCCAACTTGACCAAAATTTTGCAACATTGCAAACCGCATTAAATGACCCTGCTACATATCAAAACTATGGCGCAGATAGCGGTACAGTCAATGCAATGGTTGTTACGCTAAATCCAGTACCTTCATCATTAGCATCAATGATAGGGGTGCCAATTCAAGTAAAAGTAAACGTCACAAATACTGGTGCCGTAACGCTTAACTTAAATAGTTTTGGTGCAATTAGTGTTGTTGATTTGTTAAATACAGCATTGACGGCAGGGCTTTTGGTTGCAGGACAAACCGTGCAAATGATTTATAACGGTTCTGTATTTCAATGGCAAGGTCAAGTGCCCGTTGGTGTAAACGCTTCAGGTCGTTTACTTAATACGCAATATTTCACAGCATCAGGCACATACACGCCAACGACTGGTACTAACTCTGTCATTGTTGAAGTTGTTGGCGGTGGTGGAGGAGGTGGTGGTACAACTACTACCGCTCAAACTGTTGGTGGCGGAGGTGGTGGTGGCGGATATGCTCGTAAAAAAATTACATCATCATTTAGTGGTGTAACTGTAACAATTGGTTCAGCAGGTACAGCAGGAGCATCTGGGGCAAATGCTGGTGGTGCGGGAGGTACTTCATCTTTTGGAGCATTAGTGTCAGCCACAGGAGGTTCTGGTGGTAGTGCTGGTAATACTTCTTTTAGAAATACATCTGGTGGTTCTGGTTCAAGTGGTGACTTAAATTTAACTGGTGGTAATGGTATATCTATACCTACTGGGACGACTTCCAATTCAGGTATAAGCATTGGTGGCACTTGTCCCGTATATGGAGCAGCTGTTGCAAATGGAAGTCAGAATTCGGGGAATGCTGCATTTAACTATGGAAATGGTGGTTCTGGGGCTTCCTCTGGCAGTGGCAGTTCAGGAGCAGGTGGTGCTGGCTCAGCAGGCATCGTCATCGTTTACGAATACGCATAAGGATAAATCATGCAAGCATTAATAGACCCAAGATTTAATAGAGTATGTCAGATTGAACCTGATGACCAAACATTCCCAGTGGCAGAGCCATTGTTTTGGACACCTTGTCCTGACGATTGCACTACGGACTGGACTTACGTTGATGGTCAATTTGTTGCACCTACTCCGGCTGAGTAATGAGCAAAACTCAACACAATGGATTGTTAAGGCGCTGTAGAAAGTGCCATGAGTTTTTTGAAAGAGATAAAAGGGAACACGAGGAATTATGCGAATTGTGCAGATTAAAAGCTGATAAAAAAGGAAAATGACATGGATTTAAGTTTTTTACATTTAGATAACATTTTTGGATTGATATTAACGGCTGGCGCTGTGTACGGTGCTATACGTCAAGATTTGAAAAATATCCACGAAAAAATACAAGATGCTAAAGATTCTAGCGATGAAGCACATCGCCGTATTGATGCTATCTTAATGCAAAAATAATGCCATTAAACACTTTATTTGAAATTCCTTTTGACAATGATAATGAGTGGAAAGCATGGATGCTTGACCATTCATTGCAACATGATACGATTTACCTCAAAATGGCATCATTAGGTAAGCCATTTATAAAGTTTCCGCTAACGGATTCAAAAGACCCTAATGATAAAGATTGGATGAATAACCATCAATTTGAGCATGAAGCAATTTATACTTTATTGGGGTTGGTTGGTATGCCAGATTTGTCTAGTTCAGATTTGGATGACAAACAACAATGGCAAGATTGGCAACAAACGCATCAAGACGTACATACTTACATTAACAATGTGTTAGGAATTTAAAATGGCGCAAATTAATCCAAAATCAGAGCAAATGGTCAATCACATTAAACAAGTGATGGGTAAAGTGCCTTTGCCACAACTAGAACAGTTTTATCAAATGGCGGTTCAATGTTTGCAAAACCCACAAAGTTATCCACAGCTTTTGCAACAAGTGATGCAGACCGGCAAAGTAAAACAAGGTGAATTGCCGCCACAATATGATGAAAAAGTTGTCAAAGCATTGGCGGTTTCTTTACAAATTGCTATTGCACAAAAACGTGCAGAAGGTGGACAGCAACCACAAGGGCAACCGCAAGGCGCACAGCCATTGCAAATGCCAAAAAGCATTTAGTAGTATTTGAAAGGGAAAAAAATGAGTGAGATTACGTATCAGCGCGAATACTGCGATGATGTAGATGAAAGTTGGCTGGAATTGTTTAATGCGCATTATCAAGAGATAGCGTGGAAGCAAGACAAAATACCATTAAGACCAAACTTGAAAAAATACGCTTCAATGGAAGCAAATGGTTCAATGGTGTGTTATACCGCCAGACAAGATGAACAAATTATTGGTTATGCGGTGTGGTTTATTACTGAACACCCACATTACCAAGATACAAAAATGGCAATGAATGACATTATTTATATTGCTAAAGATAAAAGAGGCTCAATGGTGGGCATTAAACTCCTTGAGTATTCTGAACAGAAATTAAAGGGCTTGGGCGTACAGACCATTGGTTTGCACATTAAAAAAGTTTTTGACTGGGGTAGAGTAGCCGAACGAATTGGTTATGAGTGCGTTGAAAGCACTTACCAAAAATGGGTAGGCGATTAGGAGGTTATCATGGGTGTAAGTGCTGTAGTTGGTGCAGTCGTTGATGCGGTAGCAAGCGTAACCGTTGCAGATGTCATTACCGGTGCGGTTGTTGGCGGTGTATTGTCTGGCGTAACTGGCGGTAACATTTTGCAAGGCGCTCTAATGGGTGTTGCTGGTTCTTATATCGGGGCTGGATTAAGCGCAGGCGCAGGTCAACTAGGCGCAAACATGACTGGTGCAGGTGGTGTACTTTCAAGTCAAGCCGCAGGAACAGGTATTAACCTTGCTAATGCTGGTACCGCAGGATTTGGCGCAACAGGCGTTGATTTAGCGGCGGCTGGGGCTGGTCCGGGAATTAATCTTGGATTTGGCGGTGCAGGTGCCGCAGGCGCTATGGGTGGTTCTGCCGCAACTGGTTTGGGTAACATTGCTTACGGTGCTGGCGCTCCTGCTGGTGCTGGTGCCATTTCAACTCCGGGTATTGATGCAATAACTGGTGCTGGCGCGGCAGGTGGCGCAACAACTCCTGCATTAAATATGCCTAATTCAATTTCTGGTATGTCATCTACGCCTAACGTAACTGGCTCTACTGGTGGTGCAACAGGGGGTCCAGCCGCTTCTGGTGCCGCCGCACCTACTTCTGTATCTGCACTTCCTATGGGCGATACAAGTGGCGCAGGAATTAACTTCAATCCTACACAACCTACGGGTGGGGGTGGTTTTGGTGGTGGCGCAACAGGTGATACAACTGCAACCATGACTTCTAATGCTCCAATTGATGCTGGTGCTACTGGCTCAAGCGCACAAGGTTCTGGGGTTCAATTAGGCGGTGGCACTCAAGGTGCCGGTTCAAACGTATTTAAAACACCAAATATTGATGCGGCGGCTGGTGGCTCTACAGGAAGCGGTGCTGGCGGCGGTGCAGGTGCTGGCTCAAGTGGCGCTGGCGGTGGATTTATTGACAAAGCTATTGCAGACGTTAAAAAATTGCCTTCAAGCATTTTGAACAATATATCTCAAAATCCATTGCCGATTGCTATGGCTGGATACAGTTTGTTAAACCAACCAAAATTACCTGCTGGATTAAATCAAGTTGGTGCTAATTCGGCTACGGCTTCTGCGGCTGGTACTGAATTAATTAATGCGGCTAATGCAGGTACAGTAACGCCAGCGCAACAAGCCTCAATTAATGCTTGGACACAAAATGCTATTGCAACTGTTAAGCAATATTATGCACAGCAAGGTTTGTCTGGCAGTTCAATGGAAGCATCTGCAATTAATAATGTGATGATGCAAGCGCAATCACAAACTCAAAACATTATTCAAGCAAACTACACACAAGGCATGGCATTGCTTGGTGCTTCTAATACTGGGAATGTTGCGGTAGCAAATGCAAACATTGCTCAAGATACTGCAACACAACAAATGTTGGCAAACTTGGCTAAAGCAGTCGGTTCATCTGCGGGTCAACAATCTAATCCACAAGGTTAACCTGTGGCTTAAAGGAGTAAAGCATGGCTGATTTAAACGCACAACAACCAGATAATAAACCGCTTGATGTAAGTGCATTGGGCGGTATTAACATAGACCCAGCCAAAATGGGAAAATTTGGTTCTGACATCATGGGTGCTTTTGCCAATGCCAATAAACAACGTGCGGAAGCAAGAGCAGATTACCAAACAACAGTTGCTCCTTTGCAAGCGCAAGAAAAATCTGCGTTTAAAGAACAGCAGGATATTGGTGTTAAGCAGGAAACTGCCGCTAAAGAATACGCTGACTTGACCAAAGAAGAAGCAAATTGGATGGAAAAAAACTATCCAAAAAATGAACCTTTGCCAGAATTTAAACCAGAAAAAATTAACCAACAAGAATTAAATGGTGTGGCTTCAATGGTCATGGCTTTTGCTGTACTAGGTGGCAGGCACTCATTAAACAAAGGTGCGGCTATGGGTAACGCACTTGCTGGCGCTATTGATGGCTACACTAAAGGCAATCAAATTAAATTTGAAATGCAATATAAAGCGTTTAAAACAAACTTTGATAGTTTGGTTCGTACTCGCGAGGAAGAATTAAAGCGCTATGAAAACTTGCTTAATTCTAAAGAAAAAGGGATTCAGTCTAAAAAAGCTGAATTAGAAATTTTAGCGATGGCGCATGGTAACGCTAAAGACAGACAAGCCTTTGCAACTAAATCTATTGAGCAAGCCCATAAATATCTTGAAGATAATTTCAAAGAGATTGAGTCTCATTCTGACAAAATTATTAAAGGCGTTGAATTTATGCAACGTGAAGAAGATAAACTTATTGCTCACCGTGATTCAATGGAAATGAAAAAATTAATGCTTTCATTGCAAAGTCAAAAAACCGGCGGCGGTGAGGCTGGCGCTAGAGCATTTATTCGTGACACTACAGGAAAAAATATTACTGACGATAAAGAAGCGCAAGCAATTCAACAAGGGGTGCTTGGCTTAACTTCTACAGACAGATTGTTAAATAAATTAAAAGACCCAGAAATTCGTACTGGTATGCCATTAATTTTAACTAAATATCAAGAGATGTTACGTGATTCTAATTTAGACCCTAACGCTGAGTTAAGTGATGCACAAGTAAACGATTTGATTAACAAAGCTGGTTCAGCCGCAGTTAATGACCCTCAAGGCAGAAAAATTGGTAAAAACATTGTAATTCTCAAAGAGGCTTTGTTTACTGCGTATCAAGCTGAAAGAGCCGCAGGTGGTAACAAACTTACAGTTCAAATGATGCGTCAAGCGGGTCCGGCATTAGACCCTAAAAACTATCAAAAAGAGGATTACATATCTATTTTGGGTGGCAGAAGGACTGATATTGTTAATCTATTGCATGGATTTAACATGAATAATGATGACATTAGAAGTATGAGTGACCAAATTACTCAAGAAAAACCGTTTGCATCAACCAATACTACCGTATTGCCTGCTGGTATTCCGCCAGGCGCTACAAAAATAGGAACAAGCAAGCCAGATAAAAATGGAAAAGTTCATGATGTATATCAATTAAATGGCGTAAATTATATTCCAGACGAGGAAAAATAATGGCTGAATATAAAGGTGAAGTAATACTTAATAGCAACGAACCTTCCGGTCAATACGTGCCGTATCATGGCGAAGTTGATTATTCTAAGATTGGTACGCCTGCTGAAAAATCACAAATTGCTAGTGAGCAAGATACACGCTCATTGGCTGACAAGATTGTTAGCGCAGGATTAAAAGGTGCGGCATTTACAGTTGGAGCAGAAGGAGCGCTTGCAAAACTGGCTCCTGTAGGCAATGCTTTACGTGTTGGCGGTGAATTATCTACATATTCTGCGGGGCAAACTGCAAAAACTGCATTGGGTGGCGCTGGAATTGGCGTGACAGACGAAGCTGTACATCAAGCATTAGATGCGCTTGTGCCAGATTGGTCACCTACCGCTAAAGAAGCTACCGCATTTGGTACTGTAATGCTTGGGGCTGGCGCTGTTCCTGCCGCCG